GTCCATTTATTTGTGCGATGACGGCTCATATGTATGCACTCATGGCAAAGAACCCGAATTACCGTGTCAAGATGACCACACTTAGCAGATGAAATAGTGATGGTATGCTCGTAATCCTCACCTGTGTCGTATAAATAGGTTCCCATTACCTCTTTATCTTTATCCACAATAAAATCAATTTCTTCAGGCAAAGGCATGGCCCACCTGTCAAATGGCTTCATGCAATAGATTGCTGAATATAAATTGCGAATAATGGCAGGCGTTAGTTTCATACCCTATTTATACAGCCCCTAAATTCAAAAACATCTTCACCACATACTTGAATTAACTCTGGCAACATTAAACGACCTTCTTCAAACGATAATAAAGCAAAGCCTGAGCGCCAATCTTTAGGATTGTCCTCTGTGTATGCCATAAACTGCTCGCCATTAGGGTCAGCAAGGCAGCCTGTCTGTATGCCATATCTTGTGCCGTTATAGTCTGTAAAGGGCTGTACAGCTAAGTTGTGAGTATGGCCAGTAATCATGTTGACACCCGCATTAACAGTATTGGCACGACCTGCGCCAAAGCCACCTTTCCAGCGATGTTTAATACAAGTATCATCATTTACCCAAAATGACCAGCATGGTTTCCATAGCGGGAAATGGTCTTTAAGAGTAAAGCCTTTGACACCTTCATACATACCTGTTTGCGCTGATAAGAATGTTTCAAACCTAGCGTCATGGTTGCCAAGCGTCCAAATAAGTTGTGCGCCAACTGCTGCTTTTTCAATGCCTTCCATCATTTCAATGCAAGACTCTAATTCTTCTTTGACTGTTGGTGTATTTTCCCATCCTATTCTTGCATGGCGTGATGCTTGACTGCCATCGAATATGTCACCATTGGCTACTACAACCTTAGGCTTAAACTCTTTAATAATCATTAAAAGAGCTTTGTAAGCTGTAGTAACCTCGCCAGGCCAAAAATGAGCATCGCTAAATACAACCACTCTGCCTTTTTCTATATTTGTGCCACGCCTAGCATTACCTGGCGTTTGTTGTATCTTGCTTGAGTATGCTGGATTACCGCTTGCAAAGGTGGGCAAAGTTATGCCTAATCTATTTTCTAATGCCCGTCTGCGATTGTAAACATTTCTAATGGCTATACCATGCAAATTGGCAAATTCAGTAGGGCTGCCTGTCCTATTCCAAGATTCAATCCATTCTTCATCGGATAACCAATAGCCAGGCATTAAATTTCCCCTATAATCAATAAGTTACTGAATACTAACTGAAAAATATGACATTTGCGAAAAAAGTAGATAAAAACCAAGCTGCTGTTGTTAAAGCACTACGAGATTATGGTGCTGATGTACATTTATTACACATGGTAGGCAGAGGTATACCTGATTTACTTGTGGCATATGAAGGACATACTATTTTAATTGAAGTTAAAGATGGCGCGCACAAAGTATTTACACCTGAGCAAATAAAGTTTATTGCAAATTGGAAAGGTGGCCCTTTATACAGAGTAAATTCAAGCGAAGAAGCTATAGATGTTTTAAAATCATTGAAAATGGAGTAATTTATGAATGATAATGTCGCAATGTTTGCCGCCACCTTGTTGCACAGCGCAACAAACACGCATTTTTTTCATTGGTCTACAGACTCTTTTAGCAAACACATGGCTTTAGGCGCATATTATGATGGTATTGTAGAACTTACTGATGCTTATGTAGAGGCATATATGGGCTGTTATGACAAGATTACTAGCTTTCCAAGTGTATATCACCAACCAAAAGACCCTGTTAAATACTTACAAAGCCTTCAAAAGTTTGTAAAAGAAGCACGCCAAGACTTGCCGCAAGACGAGCAATTATGTAATTTGGTTGATGCTATTGCAGACCTAATAGACTCAACTACTTACAAACTACGCTTTTTAAAATAGGATTCAATATGCCATTAGATAAATCAGGGTCAGCCCAAAGCGTAGGTAAAAACTACAAAACTGAGGTAGCTGCAGGCAAGCCAAAGAAACAAGCATTGGCGATTGCATTAAGCGAAGAAAGAACACACGCTAAAGGCAAGCGTAAAGCTAAGTTAGAAGAACAATACTCTAAATATGTAGAGGCAAACACATGAAACCAGGGCTATATGCCAATATCCACGCTAAGAAAAAGCGTATTGCAGCAGGCTCTGGCGAAAAAATGCGTAAAGCTGGCTCAAAAGGCGCGCCAAGTGCAGCAGACTTTAAAGACGCTGCAAAGACAAGAAAAGATGTGATTACTGAAAAAATGAAGGATATGTAATGGAACACATGAGCAGAAAATACAAAAAAGAAGATGCTATGCTGCGCCCGCATAAAGATTCAACGCTTGAGAAGCAACAAAAGAAGCGCCAAGACCATAACCCACCATTAGAGCTAGATGACAGCACCATTCTTAACAAAAAAGCTAATCAAAGAATGAAGCGTAAAGAAGCATTATCCAAGGCAATGAACAAGTACCACGATGTAGACATTGTAGGATAAATTGCTGTAGAATTAATCCCTTACAAATCAAATACTTGAGAATGTATGGAAAATAAACAATCGAAAACTGGCGATGTACGCTTAGAAAACCTTAGTAGAGCGGGTAGACCTAAAGGAATACCTAACAAAGCTACTGCTAAAGCTAGAGAAGCGTTTGCTAATTTTGTTGATGCTAACTCTGAGCGTATGCAAGAATGGCTTGAAGCTATTGCTAGTGACCCTAAGCATGGACCTAAAGTAGCATTTGATTGCTTGCTTGCTGTAAGTGAATACCATGTGCCTAAATTAGCCCGTACTGAAGTAGTGGGCGATGAAAAAGCACCACAAAGAATGGTAGTCAGTTGGAAGAAGTAATTGATGTAGAGCTTGACTACAAGCCTAGAGATGTATTTATAGACTTCCATGAGAGAAGCGAGAGATGGGCAGTCATAGTGGCCCACAGGCGCTGTGGTAAGACAGTTAGCTGCATTAACGAACTCCTGTACAAAGCACTCATAGAGAATAAAGAAGATGGTCGTTACGCCTATGTGGCTCCTTATTACAGCCAGGCTAAAAACATTGCTTGGGATTATTTGTTGCGCTTTTCTAGGCCTGTTATGGCAAAAGCTAATCAAAGTGAACTCTGGGTTGAACTCATTAATGGCGCAAGGGTTCGATTGTTTGGTGCTGATAACGCTGATTCCTTGCGTGGCCTTTATCTTGATGGCATTGTTTTGGATGAATATGCTGATATGCGCCCTAGAATATGGGGTGAGATTATTCGCCCGTTATTAGCTGACAGACTGGGTTGGGCTGTATTTATTGGCACACCTAAAGGTCATAATGCGTTTTGGGACATATACAACAACGCTACTAAAGACAGTAATTGGTACGCCAAGACGCTTAGAGCAAGCCAAACAGGGTTATTGCCTGAGTCTGAGCTACAAGACGCAGCTAAGTCTATGACGCAAGACCAATATCTTCAAGAGTTTGAGTGCGATTTTGAGTCCGCTATCCTTGGCGCTTTCTACGGCAAGGAGATGCGCCTGCTGACAGATACAGGCAGAATTACAGATATTGAATACGACCCTATGTTTCCTGTGCATACAGCGTGGGACCTTGGTTATTCAGACGATACCGCTATATGGTGGTTTCAGGTAGTGCATGGCGAAATTCGTATGCTTGACTATCATTCTTCAAATGGGCAGCCTGTAGCGTTTTATTCAGGCATTATTCAGTCAAGAGAAAAAGAAAAAGGCTACAACTACGGCATACATTATTTGCCGCATGATGCAAGAGCAAAGACATTAGCCTCAAATAGAAGCATAATTGAGCAACTTTCAGACAAAATTGCGTTAAAATCAATGAAAATTGTGCCAAGTTTGTCACTTCAAGATGGAATTCAAGCAAGCAGATTGGCGTTGACCAGGGCTTGGTTTGACCATAAGTGCGAAGATGGCATTGAATGTTTAAGGCAGTACCAGCGTGAATACGATGAAGATAAAAAAGTGTTTAGAGATAAACCTAGGCACGATTGGACTAGCCATGGCGCAGACGCATTTAGGATGCTAAGTATTGCCTGGAAAGAAGAAGCTAAGTTACCCTCGAAAGATGACTCGATTAAAGGGCTATTTGTAGGTAAAACAGAAGTAAGTTTGAATGACTTGTGGAAACAACCACAATCCACTTCAAGAGGAAGAATTTGATGGCAAACGATAAAGCTACAGTCAATCACACTTATGAGGACTGGTATAAAACAATTATGGGCTATGAGCGCAGCTACAAGCGTTGGGAAGCCAGAGTTGACCGCATTGTAAAGAAATATAAAGATGATAGCCGCTACGACAGAAACCCTAATGCACGCTTCAACATACTCTGGAGCAATGTGCAGACTATACAGCCAGCTATCTTTGCAAGACTTCCTCGACCTGATGTTAGCCGTAGGTTTAGGGACAATGACCCCATAGGCAGAGTAGCGTCAATGATGCTTGAAAGAGCATTAGAGTTTGAAATTGAACACTACGGCGACTATAAGTCAGCAATGAATAACGCAGTATTAGACCGATTACTAGGTGGTCGTGGTGTAGCTTGGGTGCGTTACGAGCCACATATTGTTGGCGAAGATGCAGACATGACTGATGGCAACACACCTGATGATGGTTTAAGCGTTACAGAAGATAGTGATGAAGCTGAAACACCAGAAGCAATGGAGAATGAGTCACAAGAGCGCATAGAGTACGAGTGCTGCCCTGTTGATTATGTCCATTGGCGTGACTTTGGGCATACTATTGCCCGCACATGGGAAGAAGTAACAGCAGTATGGCGCAGAGTGTATATGTCGCGCCCTGCACTTGTTGAGCGTTTTGGTGAAGAATTAGGTTACAAAATACCATTAGACACAAAGCCAGACGATTTAAAGCAATCTTATAAATCAGACGATGGTGTATACGAAGCTGTCATTTACGAAATATGGGACAAAGAAACAGGCAAAGTATTGTGGATTTCTAAATCACTCGGCAAGATTGTTGATGAAAGAGATGACCCGTTACAGTTAGAAAACTTCTGGCCTTGTCCTAAGCCACTTTATGCAACGCTAACTACAGACAGTTTAGAGCCAATTCCTGACTTTACTATTTACCAAGACCAGGCCAGGGAGTTAGATGTACTTTGCGACAGAATAGATGGCTTGATAAACGCATTGAAAGTGCGTGGTGTATATGACGCTTCAGCAAGTGAGTTACAGCGCTTATTCTCTGAGGGCGAAAACAACACTATGATTCCAGTAAGCAACTGGATGGCATTTGCTGAAAAGCAAGGCATGAAAGGCGCGATTGATTTAGTAGATTTAACCCCATTTGCTACTGCGTTAATGTCATGCTATCAAGCAATGGAACAAGTTAAAGGTCAAATTTATGAATTAATGGGTATTGCTGACATTCAGCGTGGTCAATCTGACCCTAATGACACGCTTGGCGCACAAATTATTAAGTCAAACAACGCTGCTGGACGCTTAAAAACTCAGCAGCACGCAGTTGTAGACTTTGCTACTAGCCTTTTGTGCATTAAAGCGCAGATTATTTGCAATCACTTTACGGATGACACGCTTGTTAAGATTTCTGGTGCAATGCAACTGTCACCACAAGACCAACAGTACATTCCGCAAGCTATTGCTCTATTAAGAAACGAAGCTAGTAAGAATTTCCGCATTGAAGTCACTTCTGATTCAATGATTTATCAAGATGAGCAGCAAGAAAAGTCTGACAGAATTGCTTTCTTAGCAGCAGTAGGTCAATATATGCAAATGGCATTGCCAGCAGCACAAGCAAGCCCAGAATTAACTCCAATGCTATGCGAAATGCTGAAGTTTGGCGTAACCGCATTTAAAGCAGGCAAGCAATTAGAGGGAATTATTGATGAAACTGCTGATAAATTGCGTGAAGCACAGAAAAAGTCTGAAGGTCAGCCTAAACCACCTCCTATAGAGATGCAAAAAGCGCAGATGGACAATCAATCTAAGATGCAGCAGATTCAAATGCAGGCTCAGATTGAACAAGCTAAGCTACAAGGTCAAATGCAGCTTGAAAAGGCTAAACAAGAGTACCAGGCGCAAGAAAATCAACTTAAATTCCAACTAGAAGACCAACGCAATCAGCGTGAAGCAGAAATGGAAATGATGTTGGCTAAGCAAAAAACAGAAACAGAAAACAACAAAGAAATATTAATTGCTTACCTTGATAATGCTACTAAGATTGAGGCTGCCCGAATTTCAGCAGGACTTGATGATGGTACAGAAGCATATATTGAGAATGTTGAACAAGCTAAAATAATGCAAGACAATATGGGATACTCACAAATGGCTACTCATCCACTTAAACCAGCAATGGACAATATGCACGAATCTAATCAGCAACTTGCACAAATGCTTGCTATGTTGCTTGAAAAAATGCACCAACCTAAAGAAATTATGCGTGATGAAAACGGCAAAATTGTTGGAGTTAAATAATGGCTATTACTGTAAAACATAGTAAGGTTTCAAGCATACCTGACGATGCAGACACATCTTTAGTACGCCCTAGTGATTGGAACGCTGACCATACGCTAACAGGTACTGTCCCTGTGGCTAACGGGGGAACAGGTGCATCTACCGCTAACGATGGTTTTAATGCCCTTGCACCTAGCCAAACTGGTAATAGTGGCAAAGTTTTAACAACTGACGGAACTAATACTTCTTGGGCTACTAATGGTTCAGGAACAGTCACAAGCGTAGCAACTGGTACAGGCTTAACTGGTGGCCCTATTACCACTAGCGGAACAATATCTATTGATAGCACAGTAGCCACGCTAACTGGCACTCAAACCCTTACTAATAAAACATTAACTGCTCCAACAATAGATTTAATTAATGACACTAACGGTAATGAAATACTAGGTTTTTCACCTACTACTTCAGCAGTAGACTACTTAAAAATAAAAAACGGCATTGGCGTAGGCGTACCACTTCATGTTTATGCAGATGGTTCTAGTGCCAGCATTGGCTTGCATATCCAACCAAAAGGCACAGGATTAGTCACAATTAGCGATGGTACAGACTTTAATAAAGGTATTCGATTTAGAAGTTCAAGTAGTGCTGCAAGTGCTATTACTTTGCTTGATGCCGTAGCCACAGCAGGTCGAGTAGTTACTTTGCCTGATGCCACTACTACTTTGGTAGGCAGAGATACTACAGACACGCTTACTAATAAGTCTATTTCAGGCACTACAAACACTTTAAGCAATATTGGTAATGCAAGTCTTACAAACTCTGCTATTACTATTAACGGCACAAACACAAGTCTTGGTGGCTCAATTAGTGTTGGAACAATTACAAGCGTTACAGGTACAGCCCCTGTAGTTTCAAGTGGTGGCAATACTCCTGCTATTAGCATGGCTGCTGCAAATACTACTACAAACGGCTATTTAACTAGCACCGATTGGAATACTTTTAACGGCAAATCCAATACTAATGGAACCGTTACCAGCGTTGCTGCGTTAACTATTGGCACAACTGGTACTGACCTATCATCTACTGTAGCTACGGGTACTACAACCCCTGTAATCACGCTACAAGTACCAACAGCTTCAGCTACTAATCGTGGTGCTTTAAGTGCCGCAGATTGGACTACATTTAATAACAAAGGTAGCGGAACAGTTACTTCTGTGACGGGTACTGCACCAGTAGTATCTTCAGGTGGCGCAACTCCAGCAATTAGCATGGCAGCAGCTACAACTAGCGTAAATGGCTATTTAACCAGTACAGATTGGACTACTTTTAATGGTAAATATTCTGTTGGCGGCGCATTAGGCACACCATCTTCTGCCACATTGACAAATGCAACTGGATTACCTGTTGGTGGTATTACTGCTACTGGAACTCCATCTTCTAGCACTTATTTGCGTGGTGATGGTGCTTGGGCAACAGTTTCTGCTAGCTCAGCTACTAACTTATCTGGTGGTGCATTAGGCTCTGTGCCTTATCAACTTCTATCAGGTACTACAACATTTTTAGCTGGCAACACTACAACCACACCACAATTTTTAACATCTACAGGTGTAGCTGGAATAGCAACTGCCCCTACATATACAGGGTCTACAGGTAGCGGAAATGTGGTATTGGCAACAAGTCCAACATTAGTAACTCCTGCTTTAGGAACTCCATCTGCTATTAATTTAACTAATGCTACGGGTTTAGGGTATGGTGCAATGCCAGCAGGTAGTGTATTGCAAGTGGTTCAATATTCAACTGAATCAACAGTATCTACAACTTCATCATCGTTTACGGATGTTACTAGCTTTAGCCTTTCTATTACCCCTAAATTTTCAACTAGCAAAATATTAGTATTAACTACATTAAATGGCGTTTACCACAATGCTGCTGCAAACCAAGCGGCATCATTTAGAGTGTTAAGGGGTGCAACTCAAATTGCCGTAACTTTAAATGTTAGCTATAGCAATACATCTATTGATTGGCAATCTTCTTCAACTTGCCTTAATTATTTAGATAGCCCTGCGACAACTTCTGCAACTACTTATAAATTGCAATGGTATAGCCGTTTAGGTAATACAGTCCAACTAAACGCTACTCAAGATACTTCAACGCTTATTCTTATGGAGATTGCAGGATGATAAACATTCACGATGCTATTTATGCACTAAACCCTACTGTAAAAAGTATTTGTGACGATATAGCTTATGACCAAGAAGGCAATGAAGTCGCATACAACAAATCTGCCGCAGAAACTAAATTAACCCAATTACAGGCCGAAGAAGTTGCCAAAAAAGAAGCAGGAGTAGCCGCCAAAGAATCAGCATTATCTAAACTAACTGCACTTGGCTTAACCCAAGCTGAAGTAACTGCATTGGTAGGCTAATGTTTCAAGCAGCTTTTCAAGCCAATGCGTTTCAAAATGACGCATTTCAAATTGTCATTACCCCTGTTGTTTCAACTAAACAGGGTGGGGATGATGCGCCCTATACAAAAGAAGAATTAAAACATCTTAAAGGTATTCAGAAGAAACTGCGCCAGGCAGAAGAAAAGCGTATTGCTGCACTTAAAGCTGATGCTGAAAACCGCAAGCAAACTATTGCTGATTTAGTAGACCCAAAACCTGTTGCAAAGACACAACAAAATAAAGTACAATCCAATCAAGAAGTTAGCGTTGATATACCGTCAAACCTAGCAAATATTGACCGATACATCGCTAACCTTGTTAAACAACAACAAGACCTGCAAAACGCTGTATTAATAAGAGCCGCTAAAGTTCGATTAGAGCAAGAGTTGGCAATCTTAGAAGCAAAGCGTCAAGCAGAGTTAGATGATGAGGAAGCACTATTAGCACTCTTACTTTAAACCCGCACACAGAATATAAAAAAGCCTACGAACACCTCCATGCTGGTCGTTTAGACGCTGGATTTAGGCTATTTGAATACAGATGGCATCCTGAAGTTATAGCCAATCAAGCGCAGCCATATCATCAAAAGTTAAAAATGCCTGTATGGCGAGGCGAAAGTCTTTTAGGTAAGACAATTACTGTGCAAGCAGAGCAAGGCTTTGGCGACATTATTCAATATGCACGCTTTTTACCCTTTTTAAAGGTAATGGGCGCTAAATCCGTTGTTTTGTTGCAACATGGCTCATTACATACGCTGTTAGGGCAAATGGATTGCGTTGATACATTTACTAATATGCCAGAAGAAGGTATTGCCACAGAGTCAGACTATTGGATTGGCATTATTTCCCTACCTTATTACATTAGTCTAGCCCCTGCGTATGCAAGGTCATTATTCCCAGTTACATGTAACAAAATTGTAGGGTCAGAAGGCTATTTAGACGCTATTCCTAGCAATATCCCTAAAAAATTAGCAGTTAATTGGTCTACATCTAAAGGACTTTTGCACTATGTACGCACAATGCGCCCAGAAACAATGCTTGAATTAGTGGGTGATGATGCTTATTCATTTAATCCCGAAGAAGATAGATTTTGGTCACCTTTGCCTAACGATGGTTGGAAAAAAGACTGGGCTAAAACTGCAAGTCATTTAAAAGCGTGTAAAGGATTGGTAACAGTTGACACAGGCATAGCTCATGTAGCAGGCGCATTAGGCATAAAGACTATCGTGATTATGCCTAAAAAAGAATTTAAGTGCTGGCGATGGAAACACGGCACTTGGTACAACTCTGTTTGTACAGTTGAAGAAGAAGAATTAGACAAAATACCTGAAATCATAAGGAGAATGTAATGCTATGCCCTAAATGCGGTTGGTCAAAAAGCAACCATATTGAAACTAAACAAACTGATGAAGAATTTTTCTTAGAGTGGTGGACACCAACTATTGGCAAAGAAGCTGCAAAATTGTCATGGTTAGACAAAGTGGCAATGAAAACCAGGGTAGCGCCTACAGTTATATCTGACATTGAAGGCCATATTTCTATGGCTGATGGTACATGGGTAGACAGTAGGTCTAAGCATAGAGAAAATCTAAAACGCAATGGATGTATTGAGTTAGGCAATGATGTGCCTATGCAGCAAAAAGCACCAGAAATGAGTAGACAATCACAAGAGGCACGAAAGCGCCAAATTGCTGAATTAGCCTACGCCAAATTACGATAACCCATTGGAGAAATCATGTCAGAAAATGAACAATTAGACCGCAGAGATTTATTGGAAGCTGCATTAGACGCAGCAGAAGAAGGCACTCTTGAAACACCCATCGAAAAAGACATTGAAATGGCTGAAAAGGACGACATTTCCGAGGAGTCCATTAAAACTGAAATTAGCTCGCAGAATAACAAAGAAACTGCCGAAGATGTTGAGCCTATTGAATTTGAGGACAAGGATGAGGAGCCGCAGGAGAAAATAACTCGCCCGTCTACTTGGAAAAAAGAATATGTCACTATTTGGGACAAGATGGAAGCTGGAGAACAGATTAGTAAAGAAGATTTTACTAAGTTTGCCGAATACGCTAATCAGCGTGAGTCTGAATATAAGAAAGGTGTAAGCACTTATAAGGCTGAAGCTGACAGAGCTAGAGGTTATGAAGAAGCTATCGCGCCATTTGTGCCTGAGTTACAAGCGCAGAATATTAGCCCCGCTGCATGGATTAATAACTTAGGTCGGGCGCACATGGTTTTAACAAAAGCGCCATACGAGCAAAAAGTGCAAATGTTTCAGCGACTTGCGCAAGATTATGGTATACAATTAAATGGTGAGGGTGTTGCGCCTATACAACAAGACGCATATACTCAACAACTGATGAACCAGTTAAATCAGGTAAATCAGGAAGTTTCAAACATTAAAGGTCGGTT